TAGTATTCATACTTTATTCGGAACGTCAATGCATGAAGTACTACAGACATATCTAACAGTAATGTATAATGATACTGTAAAGATGGCAGATGTTCTACCTCTAGAAAAGATGTTGTTGACAAGAATGAAAAGAAATTATCAACGGATAATGGAAAAAAATGGTGGAGAAGTTTTTTGTGAACAGAGTGATTTAGAAGAGTTTTATGGACATGGTCTTTTAATTTTAGATTTCTTTAAAAAACGTAGACAAGATTACTTTAGTAAAAAGGGTTATGAATTAAAGGGTATAGAGATTCCAATACAACATGATATATCTGATAACTTAAAATTTATTGGATACGTTGATGTTTTATTATATGATAAGATACGAGACAAATATAGAATCATTGATATCAAAACTTCTACAATTGGTTGGAATAAATATGTTAAAGCTGATATAAATAAAACAGACCAACTTCTTTTATACAAACAATTTTATTCTAAACAACATGATATACCTCTTGATAAAATTGATGTTGAGTATTTTATTATAAAGAGAAAACTATATGAAAACTTAGACTTTCCACAAAAACGAGTACAGAAGTTTGTACCAGCAAATGGTAAACCAAGTATGAATAAAATGGTGTCTAGATTTGAAGAGTTCTTAAAAACAACTTATGACGAAAAAGGTATTATTAAAAACATTGAGTATGAAAAATGTGTTGGAAAGTGTAAAGCTTTTAACAAATGTAAAGATTTATAATAGTTATTATTGTAGATAGGAGAGAAAGATGCAAGTAAGTTTACGTATAGATTTGTCAAGTTTTATCAATACAGATTTTGAAAAACAAGTTATAGATAGATTAGATGAAATACATAAGGATAATGTAAAATATTATTTAACTTTATGGTATAAAGATGGTTCAGTATCTGCAGAAGATATACAAAAGTTTTTAATAAAATATGAAGATGATTTACACTTAAAAACTAAAATAGCTGTAGATAATAAATTACATAAAAATGATTTTATTTGGTTTGATATTACTAAATATGAAGATGTTAATCACAAACAGCAGATTAGATTTCAATATATATTTAGTACTAAAGAACAATTGTTAGAGGGGTTAAATCAGTTTCAAAGTACAGCAAAGTTTTGTATGTCTGATAAACAATTTAAAAAACAAAAGAGAAATGACTACGAAGATTAAAATTGGTATAGTTGGTAGTAGAACTTATACAAATAAAAGAAAA